CCGAAAGGCAAAACGGTGGAGATACCAGAAGAGGTGGCCCGTCATGTGTTTGGTTACAAAGATGACAATAAAGAGCCTTATTTGGCAAGGCTTGGTTGGATCGTTTCTAGGAACGATTTGGAAAAGGGTTTAGAAATCCTTTCTCAATGGGATATCTCAACTGAGCCTCCGAAAAAGAACCAATCTATATCCCCGTTGGTGGAAAGAGTACCCCTACCCGCTAAAAAGGTAGGGGGAAAAGTCCTTCAAGCGGTAGCATGAACTATGGCAAATAAATGGCAAACCTATCGACTTACATTACGCAAGTTCGCAGACTGCTGCACGATGCTAACGGGAACTTTTATACCGATCAGCAGTTAACCGATTACATTAACTCTGCCCGTGAAAGAACGGTTAGAGATACGGGAGCGTTGCGTGAAATTGTTGTCACGCAGACCCCTTGTCAAGTGCCGCCATCGGCAACCATCAATGGCGTATCACCGACAAACCCAGTAGCGTGGGCGGCAAGTACCGCTTACACTTTGAACCAATTTGTTTTTAGCAACATCTTTATTTATCAAGTAACTCAGGCTGGTACTAGCGACACAACCGCGCCGCCTTACCCAGCAAACAATACCAATAATTACAGTAACTATCCACCATCAACTCAGTTCCTTAATGGAACAGTAGGATTGACTTATGTTGGTAATTGCGAAAATATTAGCTATGCTGCGCTTACTAATCTCATGGGCTCTAGTCCCCTTAGTCCTAGTAGCGGCAATACTGTTCTGGACATTCTTAATATCAATCTATACTGGGGTAACACTCGTGTTCCGCTAGATTATTTGTCCTGGTCAGACTTTAACGCGCGTTTGCGTTTTTGGCAAAATTACATTGGCAGACCGCTGGCGTTTAGCATTTATGGTCAAGGTCAGATTTATATTGGCCCTGTGCCCGATCAAATCTACCAAGTAGAGATTGATTGCGTGGTATTGCCAAATGATTTGTCACTTTCTACCTCTACTGCAACTGATACTATTACTGATCCTTACAACACTTGCGTTCAATTTTATGCGGCTTACCTTGCTAAGTATTACGAACAAAGCTATGGAGAATCGGAAATCTATAAACAGGAATACCAAAAACATATTGCTTCAGTTATCAATACTGTTTATACCCGCAGAGTGCCTAGCGTTTACAGTAGCCCACTCTAAACATGGCAGCTGCTGAACAGAAAAAATCGTATCAGGTCGTTAAGCAATTTAAAGGGCTTAACACCAAAGCAAACCGCACCGCGATTGATGAATCTGAGTTTAGCTGGCTGGAAAATGCCCAGCCGATTGGATATGCCAATTTAAAAATCATTCCTAACTACACAACCGCCAAAAATAATTCAAATGTGGCGGTGACTTTTTCCAACTCTGTGGTTTATCTGTCTTCTGTCAATATTGGCGTGTCAGATTATGTTGTTGGTTTTTTAAGTGACGGATCAGCCCAATATTACAAAATCCAAGACGGAACTTTTGGAAATGTAGCGGTAGCGGGTACATTTAGCAATACGGGCATTAACACGACCCAATGGTACAACGACAGAATGTTGATCCTAGACCCTACCAAGGGCTATTTTAGCTGGGATGGCAACAATGTTGTGACGATTGGTTCGGTAGGAACGATTGGCATCACCAACAAAGGCAGCGGATACAATACCGCTCCCACCGTAGTCATATCTGCACCAAACCAAACAGGCGGTCAACAAGCCAATGCCGTAGCCACTTTAGTGACGGGTGGCTCAAATATTGGCACAGTTAGCTTGTCAAATGCGGGTACTGGGTACACCAACGGGGCTAATTTAACGGTTTCTTTCATTGGTGGCGGGGGTTCTAACGCTGCTGCAATTGCTGGAATCAATACTTTTGCCACAGGAACAGTCTCTGTAGCCGTGATTAACGGCGGTGCTGGCTACATTAACGCCTCAAATACGGTGGTTTCCTTCTCTGGCGGTGGTGGTACAGGCGCAGCGGGTACGGCAATCATCAGCGGAAATGTGGTCACGCAAGTCATTATGACTAACCCTGGCACGGGATATTCCAACTCTGCTAACTTAACCGTAACCATTTCTGGTGGTGGCGCGACCAATAACGCCGTTTTACAAGGAATTATTAGTTCACAAAACAATGTGGGAATAGCGAGCTTCTCAGGCCGGGTTTGGATTGCCCAAGGGCGAACTATCTACTACTCTGCTGCGGGCTCGTATAGCGACTTTACAAGCGTTTCAGCGGGGTCTGTGACGCTGACTGANTCCACTTTGCACGGAAACATCCAGCAGCTGCTTTCTGCCAACAACTTTTTGTACATTTTTGGTGACGATTCCATCAATGTGTTCTCTGATGTGCGGGTGACCAATACTGGCACAACTCTGTTTACCAACACCAATGTGAGCGCATCTGTCGGGTCTAAACGGCCATACGCCATCTTCCCGTACTTCCGTTCCGTTTTGTTTATGAACGATTACGGTGTTTATGCTCTGGTTGGATCAACGACTTCTAAACTATCCGATAGCCTGGACGGAATATTTCCCAATATTGACTTTTCCGCGCCTGTGTACGCTGGTCAGGTGCTATTGAACAATATTTTGTGTGCAGCGTTTAATTTCCGTTATTACGATGCTCAGTTCACGCAAAGCTATCGCTATATTCAAGCGGTGTTTTTTGAAAAGAAATGGTTTATTACAAGCCAAAACAACGCATTGAAATATGTCACTTCCGTTCCAGTTGGCGGAATTATCACTTTGTATGGCGTAACAGACACATCACTTTATAGACTATACAACGATTCGACATCATCTATTAGCAGTATTGTGCAAACAGCACTTTTGCCAATGGGTGACCCAATAAGAACCAAGCAAGCTACTAAAGCGGCCATCGAAGCGACAAACACAAATACCGCGGTAACTTTGACCGCAACTATTGATACTGAATCGGTATCTGAACCATTAAATAACTTGTCTAGTTTGATTTTGTGGACAAACAATAATTTTTCAGTAATTTCTTGGATTAACAATTCAAGTGCAGTTGTTGGCTGGGACGCAAGCGGCTACCAACTGTTTAAATCTGACGCCTCGAACTATGGAAAATACCTAGGACTTACAGTAACATCCAATAGTGCGGGATTTATCTATAACGGTTTTGAATTTGAACATGAATTGAGAGTGAGGTTCTAAATGGCTGGAGTTCCCTATACCTTTGCAACTGCGACTACGAGTATCCCGTTATCGCAGCTTGATGCAAACTTTAATACCCAAGTCACTATCGGTACTAGCACCGTAGGATTAGGGAATACCACTACTAGCTTAGTCGGTTTATCCAATGTCAGCACAACTGCTTTAACTGTAGCTAATGATGCTTCTATATCAGGTCTTACTGTTGGTAAGGGTGCGGGAAATATTGCAACTAATACAGTTGTAGGATATGGTGCTTTATCTAGTAATACTACTGGTTCTAATAACACTATTTTTGGTTATACATCTGGAAATTTATTAACTACTGGAACATTTAATGTTGCCATGGGATATGCCACAATGGATCAAGGCATAGTTACAGGAACAGAAAATATTGCAGTAGGTCGTGCTGTTTTAAGAAATTTAACAAGTGGTAATTACAATACAGCTATTGGTTCACAAGCCATGTTGTCAAACACTACCGCATCTAATAACACAGCAGTAGGTTATCAAGCTGGGTATAGTAATACTACTGGCACATCTATTGTTGCATTAGGACAACAAGCGCTTTATGGCAATACAACAGGTGCTGAAAATACTGCTGTTGGTAGACAGGCTTTATACACCAATACAACAGGTGCGGATAACGCAGCTTTAGGATTTTTAGCCCTTAACTCAAATTCCACAGGTAGCAACAACGTAGGATTGGGTGCTGGCGCACTTCAGTCTAATTCCACCGCATCTAATAATACAGCAGTGGGTTATCAAGCTGGTTATACAAACACAACAAGCGGCTATAACACTTTTATTGGCTATCAAGCTGGTTATTTATCAAACTATACAAGTGGTAATGCTTTTAATACTTGCGTTGGAACACAAGCTGGTTATAACTTATCAACAGGTAAAAATAATACCTTTATTGGTGGCACAACAAATGCTGGTGCTGGTGGTTCAGTAACGACTGGTTCTAGTAATACTATTCTTGGTGGTTATTCAGGCAACCAAGGCGGTCTAGACATCCGTACAGCAAGTAACTACATTGTGTTATCTGATGGTGATGGTAATCCTAGAATAAATGTAAACGGAAGCGGTCAAACAAAAATAAATACTGTTTCTACAGTTACAGATAGCACAGAAATGTTATCTGTATATACAAATACTTCTAATGGTGTTTGTGCAGCTTTTCAAAATACTACAGCAGGAACTGGAACAGTAGGAATTTCAAACGCTGGCACAGGTTCATCTTATTTGATGACTTTAATTACTGGT